ATGGTGTCTTAGGCATAGATAAGGTTGCAGACCTAGTTGATACCGCAGAACTTGTTGGTGCAATTCAAAAGGGTGGTGCTTGGTACACTATCGGGGAAGAAAGATTCCAGGGTAGAGCAAAAGTCATTGATTGGCTAAAGGAAGATCCAAAGAGAGTAGCAGACCTAGAGGCAAAGCTAAATGTATAAAGCATTTTCTGAGTATAGAGGAAAATTTTCTTGTCACTCATGCAAACAATTAGTTTTAATTGCAAGATTTTATAGTGAAGATATGAAACTAACTTGGCTTTGTTCAAATAGACATATGTCTGAAGTTATTCTTACAAGGGGGAATTAATGAGCGAACGTGCAGAACTTAAAAGAGCTGGTCTTAAGGCTCATAAAAATTCTGGAAGAGGTGCTGTAAAGGCTGATGGCAGTGATGATGAGTTTGTTGTTGATGTAAAAGAGTACAGTAAAAGTTTTTCTATCAGTCAAGACAACTGGGCTAAAATTGTTACTGACACTTTAAAGGTTGACAGATCTAAAAACCCAGCCCTTATGCTTGTTATTGGTGAGGGAAATAAGAAAGTTAGACTTGCCGTAATTGAATGGGAAGTATTTGAAGAATTGAGGAATAATGGAAACAACAGTTGATTTATTAAATCAGGTAAATGGGTTTAATGAAATATCGGAACATATGCAAGATGAAGAGTTAACACAGACTTTAGTGTTAATTGCTAAATTAATTTCTAAGCCAGACGTTCCAGCATCGGTTGGTGTTGAACTAATTGTAAAGCTACAGGCATACTCTGCTAAATTTGCAATGCTCGCTTCCTGGTATACTAATGTTAAGAAAGATGAACGAGCAAAGAAAAATATATACTATTCAGCTAAAGAAGCAACGGATAGACTAGTGGACGCATTAAAATATGCAGTTAGGATTAACAATGGCTAAGAGCCTTATTAACAAGTTGGTTGAAAAACCAAAAAAGAGTGAAGAGAATTTAATTGATAGTCAAGCAATTGTTGACAAGATTAAAGAAGGATATGCTCTGCAAAGAAAAGCATCTTTTAAAAAGAGAGATAGCTTTACCCCGTCAACACTAACGTATGGTGCAGGTAAGTGTCCTAGATTTTGGTACTTATGGTTTGAAGGAAATGAGTCTGATGTAAAAACAGACTGGTACTCAGTTGCAAATATGGATAGCGGTACTGATCGTCATGGTCGTATTGAAAAGGCTATGGAGTCTGCTGGTATTCTAGTAACCAATGAAGAGCGTTTATCTTATATAGACCCACCTATTTCTGGTAGAACAGATGCAATTATTAAGTGGAATGATATGGATATTCTTACTGAAATTAAAACACTTAACGAAGATTCTTTTCATTATCTAAATGTCAAGGGAGAAGCAAGAAAATACCATGTTGAACAACTTCTAATCTATATGAAGATTCTTAAGAAGAGTTTTGCATTCCTTGTTTATGAATCAAAGAATAGTCACGAACTTTCTTTGTTCCCCATTAAACTAACTGATCACTACAAGAATTTTATTAATTACTTTTTTGATTGGATGAGAGAAGTAAAGAAGGCATCCGATGACGGTCTTCTTCCTGAAAATCCTTACCGTTCAAACTCTAAAGTTTGCAAAGGTTGTGATTTCGAAACAGTATGTCGCACAAAACCAAAGGGTGATATTAAAATAGCACCAAGGAAAGATCTTGAGTAAATTTTGTAAGCTATGCGATAATCACTTTGAAAGCAATAATAAAAATCAAATCTATTGCTCACCTGAGTGCAGGGCAACTGCAACAAAGGAAAAGATTATGCAAAGATACAAGGTTTCAAAGGTTAAGTCTCGTGCTACAAAGTCAAGAAAATGTGCTGGTGGGTGTGGTATAGAAATTAGTATTTATAATGATATTGGATTTTGTAATAGCTGTATGATGAGTAAAAGAAAGCTTGACCAAACTTTAAAAGATATAAAAGGATTTTTTGATTATGACCAAACCTAGTTGGAAAGATATTGGAAAGCCAAAAAGATTTATCTCTATAGATGCTTCTTCTACTTCTGCTGCCTTTGCAATATTTGAAAATGATGAGTTGGTAAAATTTGGAAAGATTAATTTTACTGGAAATGATCATTATAAAAAAGCTGGAGATGCTTGTAAAAAACTTACTCCACTTTTTAAAGATTTTAATGTTGAGGTAGTTGTAATCGAAAATACTATTTTTGCAAACTCTCCAAAAACATCAATGCAGTTAGCCCTTGCACAAGGGGCTATTGTTAGTGCAGCATATATCAATGGCGTAAAAGACATCTACCCCTGCGTACCAGTTGCTTGGCAGAACTGGATTGGCAATAAGGTTCTAACAAAAGAAGAAAAGTTTGAACTAAGAAAACAAACTCCTGGAAAGTCAGAGTCTTGGTACAAAGGCAAGGAAAGAGAGTTCAGAAAGAATAGAACTATTAGACTTGTCAATATAGAATTTATGACTGATGTAAGTGACAACGATGTTGCAGACGCTATTGCTATTGGATGGTATGCAACAAATAATTGGAATAAGATAAGTAAACTTGACTTATAAAGGATATAATGATATTATGAAAATGTACACTAATGAAAATTGGTTAAGAAAAAGATTCTTGCTAGATAAAAAATCTCCAGAAGACATTGCAAAAGAATGTGGAGTTTCTGTTGAAACTATCTATGTGTATCTTGGTAAATTTGGATTAAGAAAGAGTAGAAGAAAATAATGGCTGAATATCCCTCAGAAGCATTCTTTGTAAATAAGAATGAAGACAAGATTAAAAAGATTCTTGAACTCTCTAAAACTGCACCAGCTGGATATAGTATTCTTGCTGCCTGTCTAGAAATTACAGAAATGTTGCTAGAAAAAAATGTAGCATATGGAAACTCTGCTCTTAATCCTATTCGCATCTTTAGTAATGCAGACGATATGGAGCAGTTAAATGTCCGTATTGATGATAAGTTGAATAGAATTAAAAATAAAAAGCTATATGCAGGTGACAATGATGAAGACGATTTGATTGGATATCTATTGCTAAAGAAGGCTAAAAAGCGTGGCTAAAAGAAAGATAACTTACTTAGATAGGTTTGAAAGAAAGTTTTCAATGGTTACTGAAACTGGTCACGAAATAAATAAAGGTGACTTGATTAAGATTTCTGGAGAATATGGGGCTACTTTTAAGTTTCAATGCCTAGTCAAAAATCCTGAAAATGGTGTAGAATGGATAGACTGCTTTCAAATGCTGAAGGATACATCTGGACCAACTAGGTCTTTTTATCCTGATAGAGTTAAGGCAGTAAAGAAGAGAGGTAAGCGTGTCAAGCGAAGCAGCGTTAGTTAATCATTTAGACCTTGTAAACAAGGTTGCATCAGAGTACCTAAAAGGATCTGATGCTTCAGAGATTTCAAAAATACTAAACATTCCAAGAGTAAAAGTTACTGAGCTTCTTACTGACTGGAGAGTTATGGCTGCCAACAATCAGGCAATCCATGCTCGTGCAAAAGAAGCCCTTGCTGGTGCAGACCAACATTTTTCATCTTTAATTAAAAAAGCATATGAAGTTATTGACTCTGCAGATACCACTGCAAACTTAACCGCTAAGACAACATCTATTAAGCTTATTGCTGATATTGAAAGTAAGAGACTTGAGATGTTGCAAAAAGCAGGTCTGCTTGATAATCAAGAACTTGCTGATGAACTTTTAGAAACAGAAAGAAAGCAAGAAATTCTTATTTCAATTCTTAAAGAAGTAACTTCATCCTGTGAATCTTGTAGACCAAAAGTTTTGACAAAACTTTCTCAAGTTAATGAGGGTGGGGTAGTTTTAATTGACAATTGATATTAGTGACTTTATGGAGGCTCTTGATGAGTCACCATTTTCAGAAACCCCAGTTGACGTTGTAACATTTGTTACAGGTGAAAAATATTTAAACCAGCCAGACTTGTCAGAGTATCAATATACTCTTGTAGAATGCATGAGCCAAATCTATCAAGAAAAAGACATCATTAGATATATGGGTGAAGAAGCTGGTAAAGAACATTATAAAAAATATACTAAAAGTGAAATCATTATGCAGCTTGGAAAGGGTAGTGGAAAAGACTATACCTCTACAGTTGGATGTTCTTACTTAGTTTATAAATTGTTATGTTTAAAAGATCCTTCAAGATATTTTGGTAAGCCATCTAATGATGCTATTGATATTATGAACGTTGCTATCAATGCTCAACAGGCTAAGAATGTTTTCTTCAAAGGATTTAGAAGTAAGATAGAAGGATCTCCGTGGTTTGCAGGAAAGTTTTCTCCACCAAAGATTGATAGCATTGAATTTGATAAAGCAATTACTGTGTACTCTGGTCACTCTGAAAGAGAATCTGCTGAAGGCTTGAACTTAATGCTGGCAATTCTTGATGAGATCTCTGGCTTTGCAATGGAGTCTGCAAGTGGAAACGATCACGCTAAGACTGCTGACAATATTTATAAAGCATTCCGTGGATCTGTTGACTCTCGCTTTCCAGACTTTGGAAAGGTAGTTCTTCTTTCATTCCCTCGTTTTAAAGGTGACTTTATTTCAACAAGGTACGAAGATGTTATTGCAGAAAAAGAAACCATCGTAAGATCGCATGAGTTTATTTTAAATCCAGCACTGTCAGAAGATGACCCACAAAATAAATTTACTGTAGAGTGGGATGAAGACCACATCAACTCATATAAGCTTCCTGGAGTCTTTGCACTTAAAAGACCAACTTGGGAGATTAATCCTACAAGAAAAATTGAAGATTTTAAATTAGCTTTCTTTACAGATATGCCAGATGCACTAATGCGTTTTGCCTGTATGCCAACTACCTCCTCTGACGCTTTCTTTAAAAATAGAGAAAAACTTGGAATGGCATTTAAAAAGCACAACCCTATTGATGTTTCTAAAAGAATCGAACAGTCTTTTCAACCAGACCCAGACACAACCTATTACGTTCACGCTGACCTTGCACAGAAGCACGATAAGTGTGCGGTATCAATTGCCCACATTGATAAGTGGGTAAGTCTGCAATCATTTAATGATTATCAGCAGATTGTTCCGTTTGTTGTAGTTGATGCAATCGTGTACTGGGAACCTAAAAAAGAAGGTCCAGTAGATTTATCAGAAGTAAAGAATTGGATTATTAACTTAAGAAGGCTTGGTTTCAATCTAGGACTAGTAACCTTTGACCGTTGGAACTCTTTTGATATTCAAAGAGATTTAAGTAGTGTTGGAATTAAAACAGAAACTCTTTCAGTAGCTAAAAAACATTATGAAGATCTTTCTATGCTTGTTTATGAAGAAAGAATAGTTTTACCTCAAATAGATTTATTACTTGAGGAGATGCAGGAACTTAGAATTATGAATAATAATAGAGTAGACCACCCAAGAAAGAAGTCTAAGGACCTTGCAGATGCTATGTGTGGCTCTGTATATAATGCAATTAGTCACACAAGAAGAGAAAAAATTCAGGAAGTAGAAATTCATACCTACCAGTCTCGTCCAAAAGTTGACAAGGATGATGAAAAGATGATAAAATCTAAGCCTGAGATGACGGAAGATATTAAAGAATATCTTATGAATTTTAATTTAATTTAGTAGAAAATGGACCTAAGTTTATGAAAGAATATTTAGCAAATAATGACATTTGCTTTGATGATATCTTAATGGTTCCACAATATTCGGAAGTAGTTAGTAGAACAGCCGTAGATTTAAAGATGCCCGTTGGTGGCTCTACCTGGCTAGACTTTCCAGTAATCGCATCTCCAATGGACACAGTTTGTGAAAAAGATATGGCTATTGCAATTGCTGAATCTGGCGGAATTGGAATTATCCATAGGTTTATGTCTGTAAAAAAACAAATAAAAATGGTTAAAGAAGTAAATAGTTATAACAATCTTAACCTACCTGTTGGTGCAGCACTATCAAGTACATTCCTTGAAGAACAGGTAGAAAAACTAATCTCTGCTGGAGTTTCTATGCTTTTAATTGACACTGCAAATGGTCATAGTAAAATGGCAATTGATGCAACAATAAGGTTAAAGAATCTTGTTGGAAACGATATTCATATTATGTCTGGGAATGTTGCAACAGCAGAAGGATATATTGCCCTGGATGCTGCAGGTGCTGATTCTATTAGAGTTGGTATTGGTGGCGGTAGTATGTGCACAACAAGGATAGTATCTGGTCATGGTATTCCAACACTATCTTCAATTATAAACGTGCGAGAGACAAAAGATAAGTTTGGCTTAAATGCTGCCATTGTAGCAGATGGTGGAATTAGAAATACTGGAGATATGATTAAGGCATTTGCAGCAGGAGCAGACTCTGTAATGCTGGGCTCAATGTTGGCTGGTACTGATGAATCTCCAGGGTCTTTACATTTTAAAGGTAATAAAAAGTTTAAATCTTTTAGAGGAATGGCAAGCAAAGAAGCTAATAAGGATAAAGACATTGCAGTTGCAGAAGGAGTATCTACAATGATTCCATATAAGGGATCTGTAAAAGATATTTTTAAAGATATCAAGGGTGGAATTGGAAGTGGATGCTCTTATAGTGGGGTAGATTTCCTTTGCAATCTATATCAAGAATCTATGTATGTAAAAGTTTCACCACTAACTGTAAAGGAGTCAATGCCACATGGAAGATAATGAAGAAATGAGTAGCGAAGAATTATCAGAAATGATTGAGTACTTAATTGAAGTAGGTGCTATGGAAATTATGGGGTATGATTCTATATCAGATCAGTTTACATACAAGGTAACTTCAAAATGTAAAGAACTTTATCCAGAATTATATTATGCACATTATGAAGCCGTTGGAGAAATGGCTAGTCAGTTGTGGATGAAAGATGTTGTAGACATAGTGTTTACTGAAGGACAAACCGTTGTTGGAGTTACTCCAGAACAAGTAGAATATATAAAAGAAAATATAAGTACTTTTTCTGATGATGAAAGATTTTTTCTTGAAGTATTACTAAATCATTATGAGCAAAAATAGGATATAATATTAGTTGTGGATATTATTAAATCAGCAGAATGGGAAGGCGAACCCCTTTACAATATGCTTTCAGAAGATGAAAAAGCCTTTGCAGATTCTTTGTTAAAATTAACAGAAGAGCTTGGACCGCTAGATCAATCAGAGGGGATCTGGATTGGTTATGAAGATGGTGCTAATAATGAAAATGCTTCCATTGGGGTAAAGTGTGGAAACTGTGCACTTCACAAATCTTCTATTGCCTGTGCAATTATTGCTCAACAAATTGAAGAAGAAGGTGCTTGCAGACTTGCAGTAATTCCAGATGGGTATGTAAATTCTGATATGAAAAATTCTGGAGAAGAGTTTGAAGAAATGATTCCTGAAATGTCAAAAGCCGATTCAGTTAGAGTTGGTCAAATGGTTTCTTGGAATTCAAGTGGCGGAACTGCTAGAGGAAAAGTAGTTAGAGTGGTTAGAAATGGCTCTATCAATGTTCCTAATTCTGATTTTACAATTACAGGAACTCCAGATAATCCAGCAGCACTTATTAGAATTTATAGAGATGGCAAGCCAACAGAAACTTTAGTTGGTCATAGGGTAGAAACTCTAAGGGTATCAACTTCAAAAGCACACCACGATGATGTTATTGGAAATGATGATGTTCCAAATACAAGAGCTCACTCAATGGAAGATTGTGATGATAAAAATTGTCCACAGCATTCAATGGGTAAAAAAGATTACTCTGATAAAGAAAGACAGATTTTAGCTCGTAGAGATATGGCTTTGCCTGATGGATCTTTTCCAATTGTTACTGCAGCAGATTTAAGTAATGCAGTTCAGGCAGTTGGTCGTGCATCAAATTATGCAAGGGCTCGTAATCATATTATAAGAAGAGCTGAAGCACTTAACAGAACTGATTTACTTCCAGAAGAATGGAAGCCAAAGTCTGAAAGAAAAAAATATGATATGGAAAAAAGAGATGTGTCAGATATTGATTTAAAGCCAACTGAATCAATGGCAAACAATGCAAAAAGAGGTTTAGAGCTAAGAGCTAAGTTTGGTAGAGGCGGAACTGCAGTTGGAGTTGCTCGTGCTCGTGATTTGGTAAACGGTAGAGATCTTAGCCCTGAAACAGTCGCTAGAATGTATTCATTTTTTTCAAGACACGAAGTAGACAAGCAAGGTAAAGATTGGGACAATGCAGAACGTCCATCAAACGGAAAGATAGCCTGGTTACTTTGGGGTGGAGACTCTGGATTTGCTTGGTCAACACAAAAATGGAAAGCAATTCAAAACGCAAGAGCATCTAAATCAGATGATACTTGGACAGATTCACCATTTTCTTTTTATAAATAATAGGAGGCTATATGCAAAAGTTATCTCCCTTGCAAAGAATATCAGCCTGTCTAATTGCTATAAACTTTTTTGCAATAAACTTATTTGTAATACTTACCTCTTTAATTCAAAAAAATAAAGAAGAAGACTTTTCCGTATCATTTAAAGGATTTTCTAGGAAAAGTCAGATATGTAAAATTTTAGATGAAGGAACTGTAAGAGTAGCCATACAAGATAATAATGCTTATTGGGTAATAGATAATATTCTATATAAGGCAGACATTAGTAAAGATGGTAAGATTCTTAATGAAAATGCTGTAAGAGTAGATGTTTTTGACCTTTCCGAAAAAGAAGTAAATAATCTTCTTTCAATAATTGATACCATAAGTAGTTAGTTTAAAGTTGACATTTGTCAGATAAAAATGTATAATAGTATTTAATAGAAAAGGATTTACTATGGTTATTGTAGTTGAGGGAACAAAACAGTTCGCTGATTATGAGATATTTATGAGGGCTATGACAGTTGCACTGTCAACCCCAAATGATAACAATCAAATACAGGTGTGGACTCTTGGACCACATAAGATTAATAACTTTACTGCAGCGTTTTGCAACTCTTCAGAAAACTATTTAAAACAAAAAGGTTTTAAAGTTTCCTTTTCTAAAATAAATGAACAATGGGTTAAACAAAATATTGAACATGTTACATATTATGCATATTTTAGTTTGCCAAAAGAACCATTGTCAAAATTTGCAACATATATGGAACATCAAGAAGGTCTTGAGATGGGAATTTTTAGGTATTAAATGAGTCTAACAGTTTGGTCTTTAATAATTTTTGCAACATACAGTTTGTTTTATTTGTCAATGCTTTTTGCGGTGATGCTAAAAACAAGTGTAACAAAGATAGCAACTATGGTTGTATGTTGGATGGTATACCAGATAGCTACACTATGGTATGGTCTTGCTACAGATCAAATAGGATTTATTTTAATGTTCATATTCCAATTTATTGTTACAATTTTAACAGTAATTATTAGCACAGAAAGATCTATCAATGAAGATATCTGATTTACAGAAAATGGAATCAATTGTAAGTGGCAACCCTTCTTTAACTTGGGAAGGCTGGAACGTTGTGTTTCTTGAAAAAGATGAACAGGCTAGTCTAAAAAAGAATGCAGCCTTTATTGATTCTACCTGGCACAAGAAAGTTGTGTTCGAAAATACTGGTGGGGTCTGGGATATTCCAGACTCTATATTAAGGAAGGGCGATGTACAAGTTCGATGAAAAAGCTTTATGCCTTAATATGGATACAAATCTTTTCTTTGATCAATATGAAGAAAATCCAGAAGTTTCCAAAAAAGTAGACCTACTGTGTATAAAATGTCCAGCACAAAGACAGTGCTTAGCATATGGAGTTAGTAATTCTGAGTGGGGTGTTTGGGGTGGCGTTTACTTGGAGGGTGGAAAGATATCTAAAGAGTTTAACAGTCATAAAGAAAAGACTGACTGGTTTAGTGTATGGTCTGGAATTACAATGGAGAGTAATTAATGTATACAAGTAAGATGAAACATGCAATTAGATCTGTAAAAGCTCCAAAAGATTTTGAGATAGCAATTGCAGACTATGATCATTTTCTTGCTATTCAATTTTACGAAAGTCATTGGAGACATTTAAATGACAATGAAAGGCTTCGTTGTATAGAGTATATGACGAAAGTAAAAAATATCTTAGAGTCGTTAGGTGCGAATGTCTCACTTGACCCAATTCTAGATATCAAGTATAATGATGAAAGACAGCTATAAGGAGTAAAAATGGCTACAACAATTACGGTAATAGGAAACCTAGTTAAAGATCCAGAAAAGAAGGATCTTGGCTCAGGAAAAGTTCTTGCAAAGCTTCGTGTTGCAAGTACAGAAAGATTCCAGGATTCTGATGGAACTTGGAAAGATGGAGACACAGCATTTTATGATGTTGTATGTTGGAGAACTCTGGCAGAAAATGTCTCATCAAATCTTTCAAAAGGAAATAAGGTAATCGTTCATGGTAAATTAAAGTATCGTGAATTTGATCGAAAAGACGGAACTAAGGGTAATGCCTTTGAAATTGATGCAACCGATGTTGGTTCATCACTATCAATTAAGTCTGGAACATTTAATAAGACTAGCAATGTTTCAAACTCAACAGTTTCAGTTGGAGCAGAAGAGCCTGATCCTTGGGCTTAGTAGGAGTGCCCCCGAAAGGGGGCTCTTTTAGTTTGACAAAATACAAAAAGTTTGGTAGAGTATATTAATGCCAGTATATTTATATGCATGTGAAAAGTGCGAAGATAATAAAGAACTAGTTAAGGGAATGAATGATCCTGACCCAGAAATTTGTCCAGATTGTAAAAGCACAATCAAAAGAGTTTTTGGTGTAGGTGGAATTCAATTCAAAGGTAAAGGATTTTATAGCACAGGTGGCTAGTAGGAGAAAAAATGTCTAGTAAAAATGAAATGTTAGTTAATGAAAAACAATATCGTGCAGTTATAACAAAAGTTAAAGGTGGATGGAAAGCATCTGTTCAAGTTAGACTTGGAATTAACGAATGGAAAAAAGTTCCATGTGGCTTAAAAGGTTTAGTTTTTCCATCAAATACTGCTGCTGAAAATGTGGCAAGACTTAAGATGAAAGAACAAATAAGCCTTGATAAAAATGATAAAGATGAATCATATGTTATCTACCCTAAATAAAAATAAAGGATATCAGTATGACTTCTTTTCAGAAGAATGGTCTTTTGAATGTGGGGCTTGTGGTACAGAGCTTTATGCTCCTACCAAGAAACATATGGAAGGCAACTTCTGGATTCATACTCATTCAAAAGAATGTCTTGGTGGATGGTAATGAATAAAGAAGAGTTAGAAGAAGCCTTATCTCAAATAGAAGAAGAGATTATGGTTATGGATGGTTTTGAAGAAGCCTTTATAGGCTTATCTTTAAGATGTGGTCAACCAACACTTGCCACATATTCCTGGGAAAAAATGGTAGATGTTTTGATGGACAGAGATGATATGGAATATGATGAAGCGGTTGAATACATATCTTATAATTGTCTTGGTGCATGGATGGGTGAACTCACTCCAATCATAGTGCTACCTCTGGAGTTTTAATGCCTGATAAAAAAGAAGTTTATAACGAATGTTATATGTGTGAAAATATGTACCTAGATATATTAGATTTAATAAATCATATAAGGTTAGAGCACAAGGAAGAAACTGGTACACAATGAGCTTTCTTATTGAAAAAGTTAAAGAGATGTTAGAAGAGTATCAAAAAGAAAATGGAACTCTTGATGATAAAGAATATGAAAAACTTTTTGTACATTTTTATTTAGAAAATGAAGATGAGTACTTAAAGAAAAGAATTAAGTCAATTAGATCTGATGGTAAAAAGAGAGTATGATGGAATTTAAAATAGAGCACGATGTAGACAAAGGACCGCTAGTTAGATGGATAGCTAATCAGGCTATGAATGTATCTGGCTGGTTGGCAAAAGTATCCTCTCCATATGCAGATATGTATACAGCAGTATGGGATGATTATGAAGATGAAAGTGATCTTGCTGAGCCACATAACCAAATGGGAATATTTGATAACCTAGAACCCTTGCCACAGTTTGATCGTTTAACAGAAGATTTAATCTAATGTCAGACGATTATTATTACTATAGAGATCAAGTAAAAGAACTTCAAACTGTTAATGATTTTGTTAGAAGGAATACTTTACTTTCTGTCCAAAATAGGATAGAGTATGTTAAAAATGAAAGAGAAAAATTAGGTCTGCCATTAAGCGGTATAGATATGGCAATTGAGGTAGTTAGGACAATGTTAAATGAAAAATAAAAAAGAAGTAAAAGATGATAGAACAATTATTTATGAAAATAATCTATACACAGTAGATGAGTTTGTTAATAAATATTCTAACGCTTTAAAGTCATATTTACTTACAAGACAGCTTGGAGATAAGAGCAAAAAGTCACACATAGTTGATCTTGCGGTAGAAAATGCATCCTTTGCAGAATCTCTTTATATTTCAGTAGATAGTTTTAGATAATGTTTTTAACAAAGATGATTAGATTTGCAGAAAAAATTGGTATGGATGTAGACGAACTTATGGAAATGACAGTTCTAGATGCCATAATGAAAATAGAAGAGACTAGAGATATGTGGGCAGACTTAAGAAAAGAAATAGGATAGTCTTTAAGGTATAATTAAATGGTGAACTCTATGATAGATATAAAAGTAATTGGTTGCGGTGGCGGTGGAACAAACGCTGTTGATAGCATGATTTTGCAAGGACTATCTGGAGTTGAATTTATTGCAGTTAATACTGACGTTCAAGCATTAATGCCAAGCTTGGCAGATGTTAAAATTGATATTGGAAGAGATAGAACTAGCGGTCTTGGTGCTGGAGCAGATCCAAATATTGGAAGGCTTTCGGCAAAAGATAGTATAAGTGAAATATCAGAAGTTGTTTCTGGTGCGGATGTTGTTTTTGTAACTGCTGGAATGGGTGGTGGAACTGGAACTGGTTCTGCACCTATAGTTGCTGGATGTGCTAAAAAAGCTGGAGCCTTAACCGTAGGCGTTGTAACTACGCCATTTGGGTTTGAGGGCAAGAAGCGTATGAATAATGCCTTAGAAGGAATTAATAGTTTTAGTAAAGAAGTAGATACTCTTATAGTTATTCCAAATGAAAATCTTATTTCAATGCTTGACCCAGAAATATCTATGCAGGATGCATTTAAAGAAGCAGACAATGTTTTATTAAAAGCAATAGCAGGAATATCTGATTTAATAACTACCCCTGGTCAAATTAATATTGACTTTGCAGATATTAAAAGAGTTATGAAAGATGCTGGATCTGCATTTATGGGAATTGGCTATGCAGATGGGGAAGATCGTGCAGAAGTTGCAGGTAATGAAGCAATTACAAGTCCAATTCTTAATGTTGATCTTAATGGTGCAATGGGTGTTTTAATTTCAATAGCATCATCTGGTCAAATTAAAATGCAAGAAGTTAACAAGATTGCATCTCTTGTAGCAGATAAAGCACACGAAGATGCTGATATCATATTTGGAACAGTCTTAGATCCAGATCTTGAGGATGGTATTCTAGTAACTGTCATAGCGACAGGCTTTGTAAATGAATGATATTCAATGGACCTTTGGAATTATAACTGTCTATGAAGATAAGCAAAGACTTCAAGAGATCATAGAGAGCATTCGTAATCTTAATATTCCAGAATATGAAATACTATTTGTTGGTGGTGGAGATAGCTCTGATATTGATGGTGAAGATATTAGAAAGATTGACTTTGATGAATCAGTTAAAGAAAGATGGATTACAAGAAAAAAGAATATACTTGTAAAAGAATCCAAATACAACAATATAGTTTTAATGCACGACTATCATATCTTTGATAAGGACTGGTACAAAAACTTTGTTGAGTTTGGAACTGATTGGGAAATTTGCTCTTGCCCGCAATACTTAATTACTGGATCAAGAAATCCCATGGACTGGTCTCTTTGGGATAAGCCAGGTTATGGAAGAGCCTGGTCTTTAAACTATGATGACTGGTCTCAGACACAATATATGTACATCTCTGGTGGGTTCTTTATGGTCAAGCGTCATGTAATGATTGAAGAACCACTTGATGAAAGTCGTGGATGGAATGAAGAAGAAGATGTTGAATGGTCTTACAGGGTAAGAGATAAATATGTTATGAAGTGCAATGGTAAAAGTATTGTTAGACATAACAAGTGGCATAGACACGCAGGACCTCAAAGATGAGTAATAGATTAGTTATATTTGATTTAGATGGTGTTCTAATTGATTCAAAAGATTTGCATTATAAAGCTCTAAACAATGCTTTAGAAAAGGTTGATCCAAAATATAAAATATCTTATCAAGAGCATTTATCAAAATATGACGGATTGAATACTAGGAAAAAGCTTTCTATGCTTACCAAAGAAAAAGGGCTGCCACAAGAATCTCATAACAATGTATGGAAAGATAAGCAGGAAGAAACATTTTTAATGCTTGAAAATATTCCAGCAAATACAAACGCTATAAGCATCATGTTATACCTAAAATCTGAGGGCTGGAAGATTGCCGTAGCATCTAATAGTATTAGAGAAACTATCATAAAGTCTTTACACGGAATACAGGTACTTCATTTAGTAGACTACATTGTTAGCAACGAGGATGTCTGGCATCCAAAGCCACATCCAGAAATGTATTGGAAGTGTATGGTAGCGTTAGATGCATTCCCAAAAGATACAATAATTATAGAAGACTCTCACATTGGAAGGCAGGGAGCTTTAAATTCTGGGGCAAACCTATACCCAGTTAAAGATTCTTATGATCTTAATGATACAATATTCATAGAGTTTATAGAAAGATTTGAAAAGAAAGAGAGAACTGGACAAGTGCCTTGGAAAAATAAAGAGATGAATGTTCTTATACCTATGGCTGGTGCAGGTTCAAGATTTGCACAAGCAGGTTATACTTTTCCAAAGCCATTGATTGAAGTTAACGGTAAGCCAATGATCCAGATAGTTGTTGAAAATCTTAACATTGATGCACATTATATCTTCTTAGTACAAAAAGATCATTATGAAAAATATAATCTTAAACAACTTCTTAATCTCATTGCTCCAGACTGTGACATAGTTATTGTTGATGGAATGACTGAGGGTGCTGCTTGTACAACTTTACTTGCTCAAGAGCTTATCAATAGCGACAAGCCGCTACTAATGGCTAACTCTGATCAGTATGTGGAATGGGACTCTAACGAAGCATTGTATGAGTTTGGTGCTAGTAATATAGACGGTGGAATACTTTCATTTAAAGCAACTCATCCAAAGTGGTCTTTTGCAAAAGTTGGCGAAGATGGATTTGTTTCAGAGGTAGCAGAAAAGAATCCAATTTCTGATAATGCAACAGTTGGTATATACTATTGGAAACACGGATCTGATTATGTTAAGTATGCAAATCAAATGATTGATAAAAACATTAGAACTAACAATGAATTTTATGTTTGCCCTGTTTTTAATGAAGCAATTGAAGATGGTAAAAAGGTAAGATTAAAAACTATTGATAAGATGTGGGGAATTGGAACCCCTGAAGACTTGAATTACTTTTTAGAAAATAACAAGGAGATATAATGGCAAAAGGTAAGAAAGACTATTTAAAAATGCAAAACGATTACTATGATGAATATGCTGCTAAGTGGTCTTTAGATTTTAGAGATCCAGTAGTTGGATCATATGATGCTCACAATAACTGGAAAGACTATGATGA